GAAGTAGTTATGTTTCTGTCTAGAGGATCTACTATTTCAATTCCTACGTTGTACAATATTTTTGTACCATTTATTTCTGCATCATAATTATTCATGATAGCATCATAAATATCTTCAAATGCATCTGTCGCATTATAGTATAATTTGTTCAACATAGATATTTGCTTTTTTTAGTAAATCAATTCCATCTAAATTCCTGTAAGCTTCAATAAAATAAACCTGTTTTATACCTGATTGAATGATCAATTTAGAACAATCAAAACAAGGACTCATGGTACAATATAAAATAGATCCTTCGCTTGAATAACAAGACTTTGCGCATTTAGTAATTGCATTACTTTCTGCATGTAACACATCATTCTTAGTAGTATTATTACAATCTTCACAATTATTATCGAATCCTTTTGGAGTTCCATTATAACCAAATGAAATAATATTACCGTCTTTCACAATGATGGCTCCAACTTGCGCCCTTTTACAATAAGAAGCTTTTGCAACCTCTCTTGCTAATCCTAAGAAAAAATTATGGGTGTTTTTCATCTTTTACAAATGTTCCATTTATCATCTTGCCTGATCTAGAAGCAATTACGGCGTAAGCAGAATTAATACAATCTTCAATTGTTGTTTTCCGATAAGTTAATTCTTTTTCGTTAGATTCTAATTCTTTAGGAATAGATGCTAATTCAATTAAATTAGTAAGTACAACTACGCAATCTCCAATAGCATCAATCGTTTCTTCTGGATCAGATTTCAATATTGCTTTTCCGAGTTCACCTACTTCTTCAACTAATTTTAGCATTTGAGTTTTAGGATCTCCTTTTTCATAAAGTCCTCGTTCTCTTGCCCATTCTCTTATTAGTTCAAATTCATTATTTAGATGCATTTCTAATTTGTTTAGCACTTACTAATCTTTGTTTACCGTTTAATTTTACGGTATGAAATGTTTCTCCTGTTTTAGGATATACATAATCTTTAACGTATTGACCTGTGTGGATTTCTCCAAATTTATTTCTGAAGGTAATGTCTTGACCTACTTGAAATTGTTGTGTTGCAACTTGTGATTGCTGATTTGTTACTTTAGTTTCCATAATCGTTTTTTTAAATTGTTTATTGTTTTTGTTTTAATACCCATAATGTGTTTCTAGAATGTTCAGGAAACATTGGAGCCATCAAATTTGAAAGAAGATTGCTATCGTAATATTCGTTAAGAGCTGTATACATCTTAGCTTGCCAATCAGAAAGTTTTGGCTTATAATCTCTAACAGATGCAAAAGTTCCGAACTTTTTTTCGATAGTGAAATATTTTTCTATGTGTTGTTGTAATTCGTTGTGTGCAAATTCTTGTATTGCAATACCTCTACCATCTCCGGAGTCATAGGTATGATTTCCAGCTGCTCCTACTTTCTCATCGAAATTAGGTGTTGATAAATAATATTTTGCATTTGAATGCCCACATGATCTAAAATTCAATAAGAACTTATCTATGTTTTGTTTGCCTACATGTTCCGCTACTTCAAAAGAACAAACTTTATCAGCATTAAAATTAAATTCCATAGTAGGTACAATAAGATCTTGATCATAAAATTCAGCCCATGTTACGTTCTCATATTTTTCTTTTGCTTGATCAATAGTCTTTTTACGAATATCAAGACCGACAAATCTTTTACATTTAAATCTATTTCTATAAAGAACTTCAAGAAGATTTCCTTTTCCGCAACCAAAATCAACTACTGTATCGTCAATTTTAGCTTCTTTTAGAATGTGTGTCCATCTTAAATAATGTGCAAATTGATCTCTATGAAATACATGTCTTTCAAATGTAGATTCCGGATCTAAATCAGTTGTGTTGTACTTTTTCATTTATTTGGTTTTAGAATTTAAATAATCATTCATTGAGGCTAAATATGCGATTGCATCAAGAATATTGTCTTCTTTATGGTTATAAGATTGTCTAGAAAGTTTTAATGCAATCAAAGCTTTATACATGTCTTCGGCAGTAGCTTTTTTTCCTGTCATTCCTGAAAAAATATCAGCAGCTCTTTCCATGCCTTCAATAAAAGGTCCATATTGTCTTTCTTTTTCTTGAGCTCTTTCATAAACTATTTCGTGAGCTTTTTCAATTATGTTTTTGTTTTTTTGTTTTTTCATATTACTGTGAATTTATTAAATATTATTGTTTTCCGAGCATTTAGGACAATATTTATTTTTACCTAATATCAAATTATGTTTTTCACATATCTTATTGGATCTATAAAAATCTAAATTATCCGAATATTTATTTCTAGACTTTATTTTTTTAAGCAATCTTCTTTTAATATTGTTATTCGCTGCCCAATTAGCTTCTTCAATAAATCTTATATGTCTATAATTTAGCTTATTCCATTTATGAAGTAAGATATATTGTATATAAGAAGAAATAATATCCCAGATATCAAAAAGTTTTTTTTTCATTATGGCATTTTGAAAGTTAAAACGATTTTTACATTGTCTTTTTCTGCAAATAACCAATCATTTTCAAAATCAAAACTCATTTTATACTCTAATGATTTTAATTTATCATATGTTTCTTTTGTCATATGTCCTTGTAAACAAATATCATTAGCTAATCTGATTGAATAGAATAATTCTGGATCTAAATCTGTTTCTGATAATTTTTGTAGTAATTCTTTCATGGTTATTTGTTTTTAGCTATTTCAATTAATTTTTTAAGACATTCAAGTTGTGCTTCTTCATAACTATCATAATTGCCCATCTGTTCAAATTTTTGATAGTTGTTAGATGTAATAGCATATTGATATGCTTTCAATCGTTCACCATTAAATCTAATACAATGAACTTCACCTTCTAAATTATACTTCTCTCTAAAAAATCTAAACGCTTGTCCAAATACAGGAGCTTGTATTAAATACGTCATATTAAGAGACATATTTCTATATATATCCCATTTTAATTCTAAATACTCTCGCTCTTCTCCTAAATAATGTGCACCGCATTTTTCTTTAAATCCTAATTCTTTAAGATCTTTTGCTTCTTGATAATCTATAAATTCTTGATACATAGCTTATTTTTTTAAAATTATAAATTTATAACTGGTATTACATAATCATCAGATTCTTCTTTCTGATAAAATAAAGCACCTGCATTGTTTCCTTCATCATCCATAGAAGGATAAACTAATGTACCATCATCAAGTTTTAATAAAATAGATTTTGCATACCAACCTAAAGAGTTTTGCTCATCATCTGTTAAATATCTTACTTCAACAATTTTTCTATTTAATAAAATAGATTGAGCTTTTTCTGCGCATTTTTTTTCAACTGTGGCTTTCATGTTTTCCATGGTTTTGTTTTTTTATTGGTTTTAAAAATTTATAAGAAGAGGTGATACATTATATCTAATTCCTGTATCTGCTTTAACAACAATTTTAGTTCTGTTTATTTTTTCTACTTTACAAGGTATGCCATTTAACTTCACATGATTAATAAAAACAGTGTCACCAATTTTACATTGATATTTATTTTGAGAAGTAATAAATTTTTTACGTTCAGTAACAATTTCAATGATATATCTAATATCATCTAAATTGCTTTTTGAAATTAAATTTTGAATTGTGATTAAATCTCCTCCTAATAGTCCTTGGATTGTTTCTTGGTTTGGGTGTTGAGTTTTCATGGTTTTTGTTTTATGGTTTTTTGTATATGGTAAAAATAAGCAATTTCCGAATACCGGGCTCATTTATTTGTTAAAATATGTTAAAAAATTGTTAAAAGGACCCAAAAAAGACTAAAATATGCCCGGAAACCACCCAAAACCACCCAAAACAGTCAAAAAAGCCCCAATATCGACATATCAGGGCATTTACCACCTATTAAAACAAACTAAAACAAACCCAGATGCAACCGAAAGGCATATCGTTCGCGTCCCGCCCAACTTTCTTATAAAACTACTAACTTCATATCAAACTCATCTCAGTCGTACCGCATTTCATTAGTAATCCCAGAAACCACCCGAACGATCTAACCCAATCCTCTCCAATCTAATCCAACCTAATCCAATAGTCTCCAATAGTCATACATGTTAAACCACCATACCACCTATAACCCATATTACTTACTAGAATTAACTGGAGCATCATTGCGGTAACTCAGTAGATTCAAGCATAAAAACTACTTAAAGCTAAGTTACATAAACCAGAACCATATTCTAGTTATTTTCTTTTTCTTAGCTATTTGCAGGCTATCTGCTGTGGGTGTAAAAAATTATTTGCGTCATAGATCCTACACTTGTCCAATTAAAAAAATATGTAGACATAGTCACGTAGTAGTTATTTCTTTTTTCTTTCATTTATTTTTATTTTTCTTAGCTAATTTATTTTCTTTTTTCTTCTTATCTTCTTTTTATTTCTTTTTTATTTTTCTTCTGTTAGGTAATTAAAATTTATTACTTCATGTAAAACAATAATTATTCCAGTGACAAGGGGTCTTCTATATAGTATTATGTGTATGTGTGTTATATATGTTTCCTT